GGCGGCGGCGTCGGCCTGCAACATGGCAAGGTCCTGCGCTGACCGCATGACCAACCCGAAGTCGCGGAACACCGTCACGTCGAAGTCCTCGGACAGCTGGTAGCCAATCCACGCGGCGGCCATCTGGTAGCCCTTGTACAACGCCCACTCCAGCGACTCGGCCCAAGCCTGCGCCTCGGACTGCGCCCTGACCTCGTCTATGGTCGCGCCCGTGGCCGTGTCGGGGCCTGTGGTGACCAGCAAGGGCTGCATCCCGAGGGCGGCCATCTGCTGCTCGGTGTCCTGAATGTCCTCTCGGCCTGCCTGCGTAGCCCCTCCAGAAGGCTCAAGGTAGCTCATGGCAAAGTTGGGGTCGGTGCTCAACATCGTGGCACCAGCCCCAAGGGTCACGCCTTGCTCGATCTGTTCCGCCGTCAGGCCCTTGCCTTGGATCATGGGCGCACGGACGTAGTGCAGGATGTAGTTCTGCTGCGACGAGGTCTGCCAGTGCTTGACGTTGAGCCACGCGAGGTCGAGCAGCGGCGGCTTGCCGGTCAGCGGCTCCCGCTTGTGGGTGTAGTAGGTCACCAGCGGCACCATGCCGAGGACGTTGGTGCCCTCGCGCACGAGCGCGTACGCCTGCGACTGGTCGCTGCCGTTGTGCTGGAGCGACTGCGTCGGAGTCTGGATGAGGTCGTTGGAGCCGAGGGCAAAGCCCCGCTTGACCTGATCCGTCTGCACGCGGTCGCGTTCCCAAATCTGCCACGCCTCGCGGGACCAGTAGCGGATGCGCTCAATGCGCTTGGCGCGGAACTGGTCCGCCGGGTCCATCACGTCGGCCTGCTCGTAGATGCAGACGAAGTCCAGCACGTCGCGCCCGGTGGCGTCCTGCACCCAGCCCCAGTTGATGAGGTTGTCGGGGTGCACGAGCGAGAAGTAGGGCCGGATGTCCAGCTCGATCTGCTGGGCGAGGCTGTTGGCCTGCACGGCAGGGAGGTCCACGAGGAAGTGGCCCACACCCCGGTCGCACGCCATGTCATGCAGCATGCGGGCGAAGCTGGTCAGGCTGGTGCCCTTGCGGTCGCAGTCGGCTTGCAGCTCGTCGATCAGCGGGTTGCCGGTCTCGGTCACGCTCACGCCCTTCTGGAACGGGCGGCTCGACACCTTGCGGACCGTGTCGTCGTAGGCCGGGAACAGGAACGACATCTTGAGCCGCTTGAGGTACTCGTCGGGCTTACGCAGCTCGCGCCAGTCCTTGGGGAGGAACAGCTCCCCGAGGCTGCGCATAGCCGTAGTGCCACCACGCAATGCGCGTGTGACTTGCCAATCGTCTTCTGCGTTCTGACGCGCAGGATGCCAGTTGCCGATGGTGCTGCTTGTTGCCATTAGTCAAATGCCGTTCGGTGTGCGCTGAGGGAGTACTTGGCGGCCAAGTAATACCCGAAAGCGTCTGAGATGTGCGTGAGTGAGGGGTCGCGCTTCTTGTCTAGCTCGCCGCTGCCGCCTTGTAAGAGGCAGACACCTTCGAGGTCTTGGACGAGATGCGGAGCCTTGGTTGGATCGACTGCGAAGCGGACGAGGCCAGCGGCTGACTTGAGCCGGGCGTTGACTGCATTCACGCGCTCGCGCTCGGGCGGGTTGCTCTTAGCCACGCGCCAGTGAAGGTCGAAGTGCGGGCGCAGGTACTCGCGCACGAGGTCCCAGTCGCTGCCCTGCGTCTGGCTCGACTTGCGGGCACCGCCTGTTGCGTCGCCGTAGACGTAGACCGGCCCCTTGTGCTTGCCCCAGTCGAGGGCCAGACGGCGGCAGACGGCGGGCGTGTTGCTGTTGCGGGGGATGTAGACCTCCCCGATGGCACAAGTGGTCAGCAGCGGCCCGTGGATGCTGGGCAGGGTCTGCTCCTGCAAGATGGAACACACCCCCGGGTCCACGTTGAAGTCGAAGCAGAACACGACGGGCTGGCTGGGGTCGTACTCCAGCCGACGCAGGTGGACGTTGGCGTCGAACTGGTAGTAGGCGCGGCCCTCAAAGCTAACGAAGTCGGCTTCGTACTCCTGCTGGAACGTGAGCGGGTCGAGGTCGCGGCGGGCTGCCTCGATCTCCTCGGGGCCGAGGATGTCGGCGCTGACCCAGTGAAAGCTGTCCCAGTCGGTGCGCGTCTTGGCGTCACGCCATAACTCGTAGAAGTGGTTGCGCCCCTTTGGTCGCCCGGTGAACCAGCACCAGCCGGGGCGGCCACGGGTTGACAGCGCAGGGCGCAGGCTTTGCGTCCACGCCTCGGGGCGGCACTCGGCGTACTCGTCAAGCACGGCCCCGTCGATGGCGACACCCTCGATGCGCTGCGGGCGGTCAAGGCCCACGACCATGATCCGGCTGCCTGTCCGCAGGCGGATGGTCAGGTCCACCTCGCGGATTTCTTCGATCCACTCGCGGGCGCATAACGCCTTGAGGTCATCCCAGAAGATGCGGCGTGCTTGGTCGCGGGTAGGTGCGCCTGCGATGTAGGTAGGCACGGCCACGTCGGGCGGGTCGAGGGCTTGCAGGACGAGCCTGCGCTTGGCGGTCTCGGTCTTGCCCGAGCGGCGGCCAGCGGCCACGACGCGGAAGCGTGCGGCGCTGCTGATCAAGCGACCCTGCTCGGGGTGCGGGTCGAGGCGCGTCCAGCGTTCAGGGAGCAAACAGTGCTCCCTGCCGTTGCTTGCTAGCCTCCTCGACGGCGGCGTCGATGCGTGCCTTGGCGATGGCTAGGTACGACTCCTCGCGTTCGATGCCGAGGAAGCGGAAGCCCTCCAGAACCGCAGCCTTGCCCGTACTGCCACTGCCCATGAACGGGTCGAGGACGAGGCCACCCGGAGGCGTGACGAGGCGGCAGAGGTAGCGCATCAGGTCGGTTGGCTTGACGGTGGGGTGGTTGTTGCCTTCGCCACGGTCCGCTTTGCTCGCCTTGGCGCAGTAGAAGAAGCGGGCGGCATCACCCAACAGCGCACACGGCTCCTCGCTCCCGTCGTGGATGAGGTTGGCGGGCCAGCGGCCAGACGCATCGCCCACCCTGCACCCGTCCACGTTCAACGCGCCAGTTCCATGCTCCAGCACGTTGGCGGCCACGGTGCCGGGGAACGGCTTGCGGGCCACGGTGATCGGCTCAAGGGCTGGCTTGAGGGCGGTGCCCCAGCCTTGCCACTGGCGGGCGGCGTCTGTGGCGGGGGCGGTGAGCATTGGAACCGTTGGCGGGATTTCGTAGCTGCTTCCGTTTCCAATGATCCCGCCGCCGTGCCGAGCGCTTTTCCCGATAACCTCCCGCTCCGCGCCCGCCGCCTTGTCTATTGCCTTCGACACATCCAACGATTTCGGGAATCCGTTGCCATACACCCACGCGATCATGTCGCGGATGTCGAAGCCAGCGTCCTCGATGCGTACGGCCATGCGGTGCTGCGTCCGCGTTCCGGCAAACGCGAGCAGGTGCCCGCCGGGCTTGAGCACGCGCAGGCACTGGAACCACACGTCGATGTATGGCACGTCGTAGTCCCAACGCTTGCCCATAAAGGACAAGCCGTAGGGCGGGTCGGTGACGATTGAGTCCACGCTCGCCTCGGGCAGCGTGCGCAGCACGTCGTAACAATCACCGAGGCGTAGGTCGGTCAGCACCCGTCGTCCTCGTGGTGGCGTTCTAGCTTGGCGACGGTGTCGCGCATCTGCTCCAGCCGCAGCCACAGCAGCATGCCCCACCCGGCGAGGTCTTGGCACTCGGCCTGTAGCTCGTCGATCAGGTGCTCGCCGCCTTTGCTGACGCTGTTGTTGCCGTAGATGCGCTCGCCCTCGCACAGCCGCTGGTAGACGGCCTGCGTGAACCTGTCCCACTCGCGCTCGTACATCATCGGCGGGCCTTGCCCTTCTTGGGCTTGTCGCTGACGGCGTTGGCCTGCAACTGGACCAGCTCCAATGCCTCGGTCAGGCTGTTGAGGTCGCCGACGTGCGGGTTGGTCGAGCCGTAGTACAACGACATGCCATCGGCGGCGCGGAGCTTGGCGACGGGGATGTCAGTGAGGACTTCGATGGTGAGGATAACTTTGCGGGGTTTCATGGTCCGATCAGTAGTTGATAGACGCGGCTATAAGCCAAGGCCCACTCGGGGTCGTGGTCGCAGGTGGTGGCGTGCCCTTCGCGCCATGCAATCGCGTGGGCCCACTCGTGCATGAGGGTGTCGGCGATGGTCTGGTTTGATCCCTTGCGGATCTCAATGACGAAGTGCGTCGGGCGCATGTCGCGCAGCTTGAGGGAGCACGAGCCAAGCCAGCCCTCGTCGTTGATGCGGTCGCGCAGGTAGACCCTCACCGGAAGCAGCGGCGGCAGCTCTGCACGCAGGCGGGCGACCATGCCCTTGAGGGTCTTGCGCTTGGTCATCGCTTCGCCACCGGGCCGGACAGGTTGTACTGCTGGTTGTGGTAGCCTCGGTCGTAGTACATGCGGAACCGTGGCGTGAGCTGCGTGATGGCTCCGCCCTCGTGCTGCTCGGCCTCGATGATGACGCCGCCGACGTGGTACTCCAGCCCCTTCTTGCGTCCGAAGGTGTCGAGGTCCTTGGTGCAAGGGACGAGGATGGCGTGGACGTTGCGGGCCTGAAAGTAGCCGTGCTTGTGCCAGTGACCGAACGCCCAGATGGCGGGCTTTTCGCCGCCCTGCGCGGCCTCGATGCGCTTCTGCGCTGCATAGCTGATTGCATATGCAGAACCGCCACCGGGGTGGTCGATGAGCATGCGGGCGTGGCGTCTAGTCTTGGGGTGCTCCAGCGTGATGAAGCACTCCTTGTAGCCGAGGGCCACGAGGTCCTTGCGGCCTGCGCGGCGGGCCGTGTCTTGCAGCATGCGCCCGATGTCCACGCCCTCGCGCTGTGAATACCAGCCCTCGTGGTCGTCGCCGCTGACGTAGTGGGTCTCGATGCGACGGCGGTGCGGGTACTGCTCCACCATCAGGTCGAGCTGCGCCTGCATGCCGTGCGCCCGGTCGTCGAGTTCGTGCTTGTTGAAGCGTGCCTCGCCCTCGATCCAGTTGCCCGCGTGGTAAACGCGGGTGATGCCCTCGCGGGCGAACCAGTCGTACAGGTCGTCGAGCACGTCGAGGCGGGCGTGCTTGCTGCCGATGTGCGTGTCGGCCACGAGGCCGAAGCGGTAGGGCTCGTTGGGCTTGCCCTTGACCGTCCACACGGTCTCGCTGTCGGGCGCAAGGTGGCGGTCGATGCGCCACTTGCCAGCCTGTAGCACGAGGTTGGCACCTGCTGCCTTGTAGTCGCCGAGCAGCTCCTCGACCTCGCCGGAGCGCAGGCCGAAGGTCTCGCTGATCTCCTTCTCAGACAGCGACCGCACAAGCAGTGCCTGCCGCACCTTCTGCGGGTAGTTGAGGCGGCGCGGGTCGGCGTCGAGCGTGTTGCGCAGA